ACTATGGCACAATGGGAATGGGTTGTAAATTTACCATTTTGGTAATAATAAACCCATCGTTATTTTGATTTCAATCACTATCTGAGTTGCTGCCGCAACTGCATCGCGCAGAAATCCAGATGCGTTTGCAGCTCCCGCATCGACAACTGCGAGCTTGTCACATAGTTAACCAGTGCCACCAGTTCCGCCGCCGCACCGCTGACATCGTGGCCGTCTCGCTCCATCTCCCTGAGCAACTCCATCAGCTGTGATTTTACAACCAGGGATCTGACCCCTTCCGGGGTGTGAATACGATCCGCAAAACCTTCGTCGACAGGATACTGGTACCGCTCTGGCATTAGGAATACTCCCATAAATACTGTATATATATACATATATCAAAACGTAACAAAGTTTTCCAGAGCTCTTTTGTTTACCTTAATGGTAATGTTTTTGCTCGTTTCGATCTGTTTTATTCATATATGGTTTGATGGGTAATAGAATGATCTCCAGTGTGGCGCGCCGGGCGCTGCGACATCCGGAGATTTCATATGACGGTCTCAACCGAAGTCGACCATAACGACTACACAGGGAACGGCGTTACCACATCTTTCCCGTACACGTTCCGCATCTTCAAGAAGTCAGATCTCACCGTCCAGGTCGCTGACCTTAACGAAAATATTACGGTGCTGACTCTGGATACCGATTACTCCGTTACCGGGGCGGGTACCTATTCTGGCGGGAATGTTGTGCTGATGTCCCCGCTGGCCAACGGATGGCAAATCTCTATCTCGCGTGATCTGCCAGTTACCCAGGAGACTGACCTACGCAACCAGGGGAAGTTCTTCGCAGAGGTCCATGAGGATGCTTTCGACAAGCTGACCATGCTTATCCAGCAGTGCTTTAGCTTTCTCCGCCTGGCCCTGCGTAAGCCATCATTCATCGCGAACTATTACGACGCACTAAACAACCGCATTCGTAACCTGCGTGACCCGTCACAGGCGCAGGATGCTGCCACGAAGAATTATGTTGATGAGCAGATCGTTGACAACACCAATGCCTGGAAAGCTGGTGATGCTGTTCTTGACCAAAAAATAGATGCTAATTTTAAAAAGTCGCTACGGATACCAGAGTCCTACATTGGTGCATTGCCATCGGTTGAAATGCGTAAAAACAAAATTATAGCTATGGATAATAATGGCAATCCTTTGATGGTATTGCCTGAAAGTGGAAGCGCAGCAGATGTAATGATCGAATATGCTAAACCCTCTGGAAGCGGGAACATTGGAGTTCTAACCGGAGGTACTGTTGAGGATGCAATAAAATACGTCACTCCGGAAATGATGAGGGTTAATGGTGAGCGATATATTCACGGCGTAACATCTGACGCAACTAAATTTTTACAGGCAGCGATAGATTACGGCAAAGCGAATAGCTTGCCTGTATATTTATCAAAAATGTATCCGTGCATATCTTCGCCAATAGAGTTTAATCTGCCATTCGATGATGGGACTGTATATCCTGGATGGATAGGGAATGGCGATTCCAACATCGCGCCTGAAACACCAGTTAAGGCTAAAGCTTCCCTGCGCGTCTACGATGATTCAATCATTGTTGGTGAAAACCAACACACTTGTGGAATTATTGGAAATTTTTCAAAAACTGCGGGCCCTTGGAATCATACATCTGCCATGGGTCTCTACGTTGCAGGTGATAGCGGACCTGATCAATACATTAAGTATCACTTTTCTGATTTCAGGATAAGCGGATTCTTTATTGGCCAATGGGTTGATGGTACCGTAAACCGTTGTGTAGAGAATAATATGATGTACTCAGGATGTGCCATTCCTGCGTGTTATCAAGGTTCTGACTCTTTGGCACAAACTGGGCTAACGTTGTATTGGTATAATATTACAGGCCCAGTGTTCGGAGGACGTTGGTTAACAAGAAATCACGCGTATGCATCTCAGTACCTTCCGCCGTACCCGGCATCAGATATTCATCGTGCAGGATGGAATGATTCGTATCATGTAGAGAAATTTCATTATTATGGTGATACTGGGATGAACTGGACGCATCCAGCATATGCCGCTCTTGACTCTTGGTTTGATACATATGTTTTTAAGTCTGCAAACTGCTTGCCTACAGCCAGTGGTGGCAGGCTCTCAAATAATCAACAGCCTGGTGTATATCCTGTAGATACCTATAAAGGTGTTTCTGGTAGAGCCAGAACAATATTTTCTCTTCCTGGGAGAGAAATACTTCATTGCAACATCCAGGAGGCTAAAGTGCTATGGTCTCCAAGAACTCCATTTCATCAGTCTGCACAATTTGTTGCCGGTTTTAAGTCATATGTGGGTAACAGCAAAATTAAGACAGCAATTATTGAACGAGTAGGCATTATAAACTATTCAGCTGGTGATGTTCCTGGAAATAGATTCAATGTGGATAACGTAGATCCTTATGATTCTTCACAAACAACTTTCCCAGCAATGGTTACGCGCGGTAATATTTTTGCTATGGATGTCGTAAAAGGTGGGGCGGTTCAAACTGCGCCTGTAAATGAGTTTACAGGGACAAGAATTGGAGCAGGTGAGAACATAGTTTCTCAAAGGAAGCTTGGGGATACAGCGAACTATCGTCTATTTGGTTTGCAAGAGCTTAACGGCACAAATCTGTCAGATAAGTATGTATTTAATCGCAATGATGCTTACATGCCTCCGATATCATTCCCAGGCGGTAACGCTGCTCAATTCAAATATCTCTATGGGTCATTTACCCCAACCATCACAATAGGAGGATCAAGTGTAACTCCATCATCAATTACTGGTGTTTACAGGCGATTTGGCGATGTGGTGCGTTGCGACATACGAGTCAGATCAACCTCGTTACTTATAAGTACTGCGGGTGCTATTGTTATAAGTGGACTTCCATTTGTCGCCGCTTCCATACAGGAAGGAAGCTCAAAGGGAAGCGTGATATTAAGCACGGCAACAAGTGTTTTCGTAATGCCGCTAGTTACTGCTGGAACTAATCAAGTTACAATTATTAAATCTTCTGCTCAGGAGTTATATTCACAAGCAGCAGGGACATTTGATTTCACACTTCAGTGTACATTTGATTATGTAGTTCCATTTAATTCATGAGGTGAATGATGTCATTTAAAGTTAACCAATCTACTGATAAAAAAATAGCATATCCTGCATTGGGTATATGGATGCCATCCGAAACTATTGAAATTGAAGTGGAATATACTGCCACCTCATTAATTTCTGTTAGCGAAGGAAAGGCCTCGGTTAAATTTATTGTTAATGTCATTGACTGTTTGGCTCCTGGAGAATTGATCCATACTTTTGAATATTCAGGTTCAGGAAATCCACTTGCTGAAGCTGAAAACTCTTTAATGAGTAAATTGGGACAATCATAACTATTACCATTTATCCATAAACGGTTTATTGTGTATGATGAGCTTACCAAACTAAGGAGGTTCATCATGCATAGTAAACGGTGGTCATCATGTCCGCATCGCTAACCGCTGATACAATAAATCAGGGGCTTAGCTACGGTGCGCTGGCGGCAGTTATCGCCGGTGTACCACCTGAAGTGGCGTTGGGATCGCTGGCCGGGGCGGTAATTTTTGTTACCTCCGCAGTTGAGTATCCGGTCAAGCGCCGCGTTCTCCTGGCGCTACTCAGCTTTCTCTGCGGTCTTCTCTTCTACAAACCCACAGCATCAATCCTTATCGGCGTTGCCAGCATGATCCCCACCATCACACAGGACTCGTTCGAGCGGGGTATTGTCTACTCCGCCGGCGCGTTCGTTGCGACAATTGTCGCGGTGCGGGTCGGGATATGGCTGTATCACCGCTCTGACAATCCGCGCGATTTAATCCCGGGAGGAAAAGACGATGACAGGCCATGATCTGCTGCTTATCGCTAATTCCTGCATCTGCGGCGGGATAGCGCTGCGGGTGATGTTCTTCCAGCGCAACGGATCGCGCCACCGCCGCTGGGGAGGGTGGATAGCCTATTTCCTCATAGTGGCGGCGGCCAGTATCCCGCTTCGCACCGCGTACTCATACCTGTACCACTTCCCCATGACCGCAGATCTTTCTGAGGTCGTTATCAATGCTGTGATGTTCGCCGCAGTGCTGAAGACGCGCGGCAACGTCGTGCAAATCTTCAAGATATCGAGGTCGCAACATGGACATTAACGAGTTTCAGAAAGCTGCCGGAGTTAGCCTGGCGCTGGCCACACGCTGGCATCCGCACATCGTGGCGGCCATGAAAGAGTTTGGCATCGTCAAGCCGTTGGATCAGGCGATGTTTATTGCCCAGGCCGGGCATGAAAGCACTGGCTTTACCCAGCTCGTTGAGAGCTTCAATTACAGCGTGTCGGGGCTGGCGGGTTTCGTCCGTGCCGGGAGGCTGACGCAGGGCCAGGCTAATTCCCTCGGGCGCCGACAGGGCGAACCTTCGTTGCCACTGGAGAGGCAGAGGGCCATTGCCAATTTGGTGTACAGCAAACGTATGGGGAATAACGGGCCGACCGACGGCTGGTTTTACCGCGGTCGAGGACTTATCCAGACCACGGGACTGAACAACTACCGCGATTGCGGGGCTGCCCTGAAGGTGGATCTGGTTAAGCAGCCGGAGCTGCTGGCGCAGGACGAGTATGCGGCGCGGAGCGCGGCGTGGTACTTCGTGAAATATGGATGCCTGAAGTACACCGACGACCTGATGCGCGTCACGCAGATCATCAATGGCGGGCAGAATGGCATCGACGATCGCCGCGTGCGTTACCTGTCGGCCAAGAAGGTGCTGGCATCATGATCACGGCATTCGTGAAAGCATACTGGAAACAGTTGCTTATCGTGTCGATGCTTGCTGCTCTGGTGGCCGGCGGCGTTGTAGCCTGGAATATTCACGGTGACAGGCAGTACGACGCCGGTTATGCGCAGGCGAAGGCAGACCGCAAAGCAGAAGATGATAAAGCCAGTCAACATGACGAACAGGAGAAAGCAACCAATGAACGTGAGGCGCAGCAGAGGATCGACCAGGCGCGCAATGATGCTCTTGATGCTGCCGCTCGCGCTGGCCGGCTGCAGCAGCAGCTCGTTGCCATCCGTGAGCAGCTCAGGCAGTATAACGCCACTGTCGGCGCTGGGACGTCAGCCGCAGACACCGGAGTTTTGCTTGCCGACGTGTTCGAAAAATCTCTCGAACGAAACCGGCAACTGGCAGAATACGCTGACCGGGCAGCCGAAGCCGGAAGGGTCTGTGAACGGCAATATGACGAACTGACGAAGCGGGGCACAATTTCCCGGTGACGGTATATAAAACGGTACGCAGAATTTATAGTTTCATAAACTTGTTTTCAGTCAATTAGTTACGAGCTCTGTAAATAATTGAGTGGGAATGATTAACGGCTACCTTATAGCTAATCATATCTACTCAAATTGAAATGCAACCCTCTGTTTTTACAGAGGGTTTTTCTTTATATCACATCAACACTATTCACTCTATCTCACATTTTTTGACGGTATACCTGACGGTATTACCATTACGGTATACTCTCGTACCGTCAGAAAAATGATGCATCACGGGTGAAATGTGCTTACCGATACCAAACTCAAAAACCTGAAACCGCAGGGCAAAATGTACAAGGTCTCCGATCGCGACGGGCTGTATGTAGCCGTGCTGATCTCAGGCACCATCTCGTTTCGTTACGATTACCGCATCAACGGCCGCCGGGAGACGCTGGTTATCGGTCAGTATGGTCGTGACGGTATCACACTGGCTGAAGCCAGGGATGAACTGATAGCGGCTAAAAAGCTGCTGAACGCAGGCCAGTCGCCGGCTGCGGCGAAGCGTGACGGTATCAAACGGATCCGCGGCGCCGAAACATTTACGGTACATACCGACGCCTACATGAAACATGTGGTCCTGGCTGACAGCACGCTGGCTATGAAGCAATCAGTAATCGACAGGGATATTTTGCCTGTTCTCGGAAACAAAATGATGTCCGAGATAACGACCCCTATGGTGCGTGATCTTTGCGATCGCATAGTCGAGCGCGGCGGACGTGCGACGGCGGTGCAGGCGCGTGAAATCATCAGCAGCGTTTACCGGTATGCCAATGACCGCGGGCACGGGTTATTCAACCCAGCCGCAGATATTAAGCCGCTATCTATCGCAAAATTTGAGGAGCGAGAGCGTTTTCTTAATCCAAGGGAAATCGGTATTTTCTTCAGAGCCCTGAATGACTTTAGCGCCATGGGGACTTTAAAAATGGCGATCAAACTAGTCCTCATAACCATGGTCCGAAAATCTGAATTCGTTAACGCAAAATGGTCTGAAATAGATTTCCATCACAGAACATGGACGATCCCGGCTGAGCGCATGAAGAAAAGAAAGGCGCACGTGATTTTCTTGTCTGATCAGGCTATGGATCTCCTTGTCGGCTTAAACATGTGCGCTGGTGGGAGTGAATACCTTGTTCCTGGCAGATATGACATTAGGAAGCCGCTTTCTAACGCAGCGCTAAATTCCCTCATCGACAGGACAGTAAAATCAATTAACGATGCAGGTGAACCATTACAGCGTTTCACCGTGCACGATCTCAGAAGGACATGCAGCACCAACTTGCATGAAGCTGATTATCCATCTGACTGGATCGAGATGGGACAGGCCAGAACGCAGAAAGGAACTCGAGGAGTATATAACAAGGCGAAATACGCAAAGCAGCGGGCCTACATGTTGCAGCAGTGGGCAAATATGGTTGATGCATGGATAAACGGGGAGCATTACGACCTGGTGCCGTTCTCCCCGTCTGCATTTGAAAAGTGGATGAATGAACAATAGTCCACCCGGAGGCGGCTCATTGTGTCGCCTGCGAAGAATTCTCAAAGAGTCCGCGCAGGAACTTAACCATCGCGTTTGCAGAATCCCGCTGCTCACGGTAGCGCGCCGCTTCTCTCTGCAGATGAAGGATCTCACCATTCCTCTGGTTGATAATGGCGCGCGCCTCTTCGAGCTGTCGTATCAGCGAGGCCTCTTCGGCAATATTCATGCGGCCTCCGTCTTCACTACCGGCACCGCGCAGCCTGGCAGCAACTCAACCGCTGGCGCTGTGCACTGATTACCCCACACGTCGAAACCATGTGACGACTGGCGGGCGAAGAGCTCAATGCGCGGGACATCGCCAAGCAATTGCACCAGTTTCTCGCGGATAACGTCTGGTTTGCGCGAGTTCTCCAGGCGCGGCGCCGTGACGTGCTGGCAAATTGATGCGTCCATGCGGGCCGGTAGTTTCCCGCGCACCGCAAACAGGCAGTCTTCGCTGTTCGCCCGGGTCATATGGCCCATGCCGATCGCACTGTTCCCTTTGTGCTTGTTCGTCTTGTGCCAGGTGAATCCCTTCATGGTCATTAGGCGGAATCCCCAGGCCTCCATGACTTTCAGCGCCTCTACCGGCTGAGTCGGTACCCACCACATAGCCAGAAGGCAGTCTTCGGCGGCGAGCTCCCATACTGGCAGCCGGCAGATATCCAGAACATTCATCACTGGATACTTGAAACCGGCGCCGCGGTCACCGTCGGCTGCCTTGTCTCGGTATGTCCATGGCGGATCCGCATAGATCAGGGTGTATTTTCCGCTCATGCTGCACCGCCTTCAACGCGCCTGAACTCGATAACCCAAACCCAACCGTTGGCCTTCCAGCTTTCCTCGCCGTAGATGGAGTCCCACAGGCTTCTGAATGAGGACCGATATAGTTGATTCATTTCTACGTAGTGGGGCATGTCATCGGACCAAAACTGGAAAAACTCATCACTTGCCACGTAATTTCTTGCAACTACTGTCTGGTCCCAAACCTCGGTATGAACTCCCTCGCGTTGTGCGTCCTCTTCGCTGATAGTGTTCAACCGTTCCACGCGCACGTCGGTGATTTCCAGCAGAATGCGGCTGGCCCAGCGCGGCATGTGGATAGATGGTCGCCAAGGGAATTCGCGGTCCTCTCGGCTTTCATTGCCACATGCCTCTTCATAGACCGGATGCCAGTAGTTCCCGCGATGCCTCGGAATGCTTCGTGCATATCGGCGTTCGTCGACGTGCCCGTTTTCATCGCAATAGTCATGAATGGCCTGCCATGTTTCCCGCACCCAGATGCGGTCGCCGACTGCGCCAAACGGGCATGGGTGCCAAAAATCGCAAGCATGCTCTGCGTCTTCGCTCCACGGCCATTTGCTACCGTCTTCGCGCTCACCAATTTCAGTGAACCGAGTCTGTTTCCATTTGATAGGCCGCCGGGTCTGCGTCTTCCGACCGTCAAGAATGGCCCTCACCATCTCCCCGTTAAAAATCATTCCGCGTTCTTTCATGCTGCCACCTTCTTGCTATTCAGTTGTTCAGCCACGCGCTGAGCCTTCAGCGGGTTATGGATAACCTGGCCGCCTGGCGCCAGCCAGCCACGGCGCAAGGACGAATAAACCAGCGTGATACTTCCTACGCGAATGCTGTCGTGTGGGTTAGTCATAAATCACCCCGGCGGTGGCGCAGATCCCGGCATAGCATCCCTGGCGAAGCCGGTTCCCGCGGCCAATGCACTGATCGCGGCGTATAGCGATACGGGCCCGCTCAACCTCGCCAGTTGCCGCATCCATGCACTCAAGCCAGAGGCGAGCGGCCAGGCGGTACTGGCCTTTGTTCTCGCGAGCAATAGCGCGCTGCTCGATCTCCATTGCCGCCGGCGTTACGGCGACAAGAGGGGGCGCTTTTCTCTGTGAGACATAATCCGCGTGGTATTTTTCCATCCGATTCATCGTATCCAACCCTCTCGAAAAATGACCGCCAGCAGGAACAGCCAGGCGGATACAGCGGCCAGGTACAGAAACCATCCTGACCACCTTTCCCAGTACCTCGCCAGCGACGTCACGCCGCGTTACCAACCGGGCGAAATACTCGCTGCTCAACCGGAGGCTTTTTTCCAGCAAACTCTGTGGTGCCGTTCTGCTGACGTTCATCAAGCCAGCGCTCGATCTCTTCGCTGTTCCAGGCACAGCGCTTGTCTGTGATCCAGAAACGCTTAGGGAACTCCCCGTTTTTCTCCATGCGGTCGATAGTGCTCATCGATACAGGCACCACCGCCAGCAGTTCCTTTTTGCCTAATGCACCTTTCATCGTTACCTCTCTTTTTTCAGTGCGGCGCGCCCGGCGCCGCGGTGGTGATTACATAGGGACTTCGTTCAGTTCGTCTTTGCGGATGCCGTATACATCGGTGGCAGCGTCCAGTAACTCCTGGTTACCAGCCAGGCGGTGGGCCGCGTATTTGTAGGCCTTGTCCAGTTCTGCAACGTTACGAGCCGCCATAGCCGCAGAAGAGAAGCCAGAGAGAATGTCTTCTGGGGCGCGGTCGTCAGTCTTTTTCGCCTTCTCTTCATGGTGCTGATCGGGGTGCGAATTGATCAGCTGATTCATCCCCGCAGCGGTGCTAGCCGGTGGCGTAATGTCGCGCTCAACACGCGGTGCTGCTTCCTGCAATTCGTCAGGGGTGTAGACGCCAAGGAGAACATCAGGGGCGTGCAGGCGTGCCCAGCGCTTAACGCACAGGTAAGCCAGTTGCTGACGCGGATCCTGCTCCCAGAGTGGTGAGTTGCGCACTCCGGCTTGCGCCATGCTGATGGTCAGGGTGCGAGGCTCAGATTCGCCTTTAAGGGTTGCCCACACTGTCACTGTCAGGCTCGGAGATTTGTCGGTTTTCCCGCTTACTTTTGACCAGTCGCCATCCCATTTGTAGTTCAGGCGAGTGGCCAGAAGGTTTGAGGAAGAGACAACCGCATTAACCAGTTGCGCTTCATAGCCCAGCGTGCCGTTAACCACATGGGTTTTCTGCGCCACCGCGAACGGGTTCATTCCCCACTGCGCCGCCTGCATAGTGACTGCCAGGCAATCAGCTGGCTTTCCAGCGAGGTGCGCCGGAACGGTGGCTTTGCTGTCAGCCATCAGGGTGGCAAATCGCACCAGGCGATCCATCCCTTCCGGGCTGAAGATTGCCGCGGCGGTGCCGACGGTAGCACCAGGCTGTGAAGTGATTGCGATATCGTTGCTCATACGTACATATCCTGTTTACGTGCCCACTCAGGGCGTTTAATAACTTCAAATCCACCCCAGTCGCCTGTTTCGCGGCACTGGTGATAGGTATTCAGATCCCGGCGGTAGAGCGCGTGTCCTGTGTCCACGTCCTGAGCATCCAGTTCGAACACCCGCACCGGGTAGCGGCCGCAGTCAATGGTTTCGCTCACTGCCAGGAAGAAGAATCCATGTGGATCGCCGGTGGTTTGCTGCGCGCCTTCGCGGTACATCGCGTCCTGTACGTGGTACCGGAATTCCTCAATGTGGCGCGAGAAACGCTCCATATCGGCAACCTTCTTCACGTCCAGCAGGACAGGGTGATTCTTCAGGCGCTTGTCCGGGCGTATGCGGCACAGCTCGCCAGTCTCCGGATCCGTCCAGTAGTGGGAGGCTTCGCAGAATCCTTCCGCCTCAAGCAGCCAGCGCGCTGCCGGGTGCGCCATTGCGCTATCACGCATCAGCTTCAACTGACGATCCTGCTCCGCCTCCATAACTGTTTTCCCGCTCCCCTCGCAATCCTTCATGAAAGCTGCTTCATCAGCTTTCCCCTGGTTTGTTCGGCGGTTAAAGGTTGGTGCCACGATGAAGCGCTTATCGAACTCTTCCGGCTCCAGAAGAAGGCAGTGCAGAGCCGTCCCCATATCCAGAGCTTTCAACTTTTCGGTATCGACCGGTGCTGATTTCTGCCACTGCAGAAGGGCCGGGCTCAACGCCACCATATCCAGCTGCGACTTACTCACGCCGTCGCCGGCGTGGTAGTCCTCGTTGCTGATGTCGAAGTAAATGCCTGGCTTCATGCCGCATTCCTCGCCGTATCCAGCTGGTCAGCCAGATCCCACTTGGCAATGATGCCGGTCAGTTCCCGCTGATACGCGGCCAGGCATTCTTCAAACTCAGAGCTCATCATCAGCTCTTCCAGGATCTCGCTGCGCACGCCTTTGCGCTCCAGCTCGTAGAATGGCTTTTGCAGCTGATGAAACTTGATCGCGTCGATAAGTTCGACGTGGCGCTCGTACAGCATCTGGTTAAGCTGGTAGTCGCCATCGATGTTGTTCATGATTTTTTTCAGGTTGTTAATCTGCTGAATGTTCACTTGCTCACCCCCATACCCATTTCCGTTTTTGCTGCCAGTTTGCTGACGAACGCCCAGCTGATTGCTTCCGGCAGCGTGCGAAACTTCCAGCTCATCAGCCCGCATGCTGTAACGCAGTACCAGCCGTTAATGATTTGCCATTGCATACACACCTCACTATTACCATTTGGTAAATATCAGGGGTATGAGAAAGCCACCCGGTGGTGGATTTCTGGTAATTCAACGCCCTGCTGTTACCGTTAAGGTAATAATCTGATCAATTTATGGTTGTGTCAATAGATTTGATGAGGAAAAGTTTACCATTTTGGTAAGTGCATGAGGCGCGGGGAGTTATCCCACTGGCAGGAGTAACAGGTAGGTTAGAGGTTACTGGTTCTGGCTGACGATGAACTTGATGAAGGCGGCGATCTTGTTTTTCTCTTCCTGCGGCAGCCCGGCGTATTCATGGTGGTCATAGTCAATCAGACCAGCATTACCAGGCGGAAGGATCAGCTCATATGCATCGCGGCCGAACGCCCTGGCGATAGCCGACAGTACGCCAATGCTGGTGGAGCCTTCGCAGTTCAGGATGCGATTTACGGTCGCCTGGCCGATACCGGCCGCTTCCGAAACCTTTTTCTCTGAGTTCAGATCCGGATGCTGTCCCATCCATACACCCAGGGTAAACGCTGCCTGCTTTTCCACACTCCATTCCTGCGGGTCGATAATCTCCGGCAGCGTCGGGGTATCTGACAGATGGTCGATATCCAGCCAGAACCGACCTTTCCCGGCGAACGACTCGATCTCGCGTGCCGCGTTGGCGCCGATATTTTTTGTCCCTTTGCTCCACCTGTTAACGAGGTTAGCTGATTTTTTGATTCTATCGGCAAACCGGAGTTGCGTGTTATCGAAATCCTTCCGGATTATCTCATTGAGGTTGTCGCGTCTTATGTCGTAGATGCTTTTCATTTCTATTTTTTTAGCCTGAAATTGTTACCTAACTGATTAAATTTAATAGAATATTACCATAAAGGTAAACTTACCAAAAAGGTAACAGTCATTGATTTTTACACCAGATTGGTAATAATCAGGCTGTCTAAAGTTAGTCCGGGACTAAAAAAATATGAGCGATGTGCAAAAATTTGACTTCAAACGCTGCTGGCTCGACCTCTCGCCGGCTGAGCGAGAAGAGTTCGCAAGTGACGCCGGCACGACCAGCCACTACATTCAGGTTCACCTGACTGGCCGTAGAAGAATTCCACGTAAGCCTCTGTTAGAAAGACTGTTTAAAGCCTGCAAATCCCGTAATTGGATCTCCGCAAAATCCGACCTGGTCCTCTGGTTCCACGAACGTTAATCCTCAAAACTCACCCTCGCCGCCACCCCCAGGCGGCTCCTGCCTCTCCCTGTACACCAATTTGGTAATAATTATCCAAATACGGTTGATCTTTTTTTGGCTTGCTGCAAAATTACCGTAACCACAACCAGAGTGAGACAGGAACTATGGAGATCATTACTCGCGTCGAAGCGGCAAAGGCAGGACTAAAGCGCTACTACACCGGTAAGCAATGTAAGCACGGCCATGACAGTGAGCGATGGGTATACAACGGGCATTGTGTCGAATGCACCCTCGAGACTAACCGCCGCCGCCATGCTGAGATAAAACGGCTAATGCATGAGGCCTCAAAAGGTAATGCCGTGGAGGTGATCTGATGGCCCGCATTCGCACCATTAAGCCCGAGTTCTGGACCGATGAAGACATGGCAGAGGTATCAGAACCAGCCTGCTTGCTGGCTATTGGTCTGCTTAATTACGCAGATGATGAAGGCTATTTCAATGCAAACCCGAAGCTTATCAAAGCTGCAGTTTTCCCTATCCGAGAACCATCCGTTCCTATTCCGGTACTAATACGGGAGCTTTCCAACTGTGGTTATTTATCCATGTTTTCCACCCCTGATGGCAAGCATTTTGGGGTCATAACGAATTTCCTTAAACATCAGGTAGTGAATAAGCCAAAAGAAAGCAAAATCAAATGTTTACCCCTAGTACCGTATGAGTACGGTACTGATACGGTACAAGTACCATTAGGAATGGATCAGGGATCAGGGATCAGGGAAATAAAAACCCCTCTCTCTGCGCGCGAAGTAATTCAAGTCCCTCCGGTTGTCGTTGATGGTATCGGAGAGCCAATTGGCAAATTCACCATGCATGAAAACTGGAAGCCGTCAGAGGACTTTGTCATGCGCGCCAGAACATGGGGCCATGCGCTACCAGCTGACGGTTACAAGAAATCAGACCTGATCGAATTCATCACCTACTGGATGGCAGAAGGCAATGTGATGCAACACGTGCAGTGGGAGCAGAAGTTTGCCCGGCTGCTGATGAACAGGAAAAAAAGAGCGGCAGGAAAGCGCGGTGAAAGCTCTGACGATGAAGTACCACACTGGAACAGCCCTGAAGGCTGGAAGGATTTCTTATGAGTAACGTATTCGCAGCAATTCAGAATCGTGATGCCGGCGCCCTGGCTCGCATGATGGGGCCGGACAATCACCAGGCTCAGCAAGACAATGTTGTGAACATCAGCGCAGAGAGACTTGTCGATGCCCTGTTTAAACAGCTCAAGCAACTGTTTCCGGCAGCAGAGCAGACCAACCTTAAGACCGCACAGCAGGAGACCGACGCTAAGCGCCAGTGGATCGCCGCTTTCGCCGAAGGTGGTATCCGTACCCGCGAGCAGGTATCAGCAGGAATGCGCCATGCCCGTGCCAGTGAATCACCGTTCTGGCCGTCACCAGGTCAATTCATCAAGTGGTGCAAAGACAGCAAGATGGTGCTTGGCGTGAGCATCGAAGATGTGATGGGGGAGTTTCACCGCTACGCCAAGGAGAAAAGCCTACAGCCTGGCGGACCAGAACAATTCCCGTGGCGCCACCCTGTCATGTACTGGATTGTGTGCGATACCAGGCGCGCGATGTACCAGCGTCAGTTAAGTGAGATTGAGGTTGAGAAACATGTGCGTAAGCTTCTTGACGAATGGGCATCAAAGGTCGCGGCAGGTCATCAGATACCTGATCCGATTCTGAGCATCCAGTCGAAGCCAGAGCCTATAAGCACCCCTCCAGACCCCGGTGGCAATACCTACCATCCACCAGGTCGAAGCTTCGGATGCATGCCTAACGCGGCGACACTCGGAGGTATAACCCCGGCACAGTGGCTGATGGAGGAATACCGGCGAGGGAAGGCAGCAGGACTCATCAAGTAATACCGGCGCGGAAGCGCGTTTTTTTACGCCTTAATGTTTACCAAAAGGGTAATAAAATATGCGCAAGACTATTGATATTGATCCGTTTATGGTTATAAATTACCAATAAGGTAAAAATCATGCGAAAGACACTACAGGCACTTGGCCGGCTTAAAGCTGGCCAGATGAACAAAACCGAAACGGCGTATGCGCAAGAGCTTGAACTGCGTAGGCGCTACGGGGAAATCGCCTGGTACCGGTTCGAAGGCATCAAGCTGCGTCTGGCTGACAACACGTTCTACACGCCTGACTTCGCCGTGATGCTGGCAAACGGCCAACTGGAAATGCACGAAGTGAAGGGGGGTTACTGGACCGAAGATGCCAGGGTGAAAACCAAAGTCGCCGCCGACCAGTACCCATTCCGGATCATCGGAGTAACGAAGCTCCCGGCAAAAGCCGGCGGCGGGTGGAAGGTCGAAGAGTTCTAAAACAACGATCTTCATTGATATCAATTGAATCAATAAGTTAAACGGGTAAGCGGGGGTAAGTATGGATTTCGATTTCGTGAATTACAGTCGTCGGTCACTGCTGCTGTTCGTGATGGTGGCAAACATCATTGGGTGGGTGGCAATCATCGCCGTCCTGTATGTGGCTTATCTGGCGATCGAGTGGGTGGCGGCATGAACATCGAAACAGTAAACGAGCTCATCGCCTCCCTGGAGTCAGCAGGCGAGCTGTCGATCAGAGAGCAGAAGTTCCTGAAGCTGGCTAAAGCGTACCAGCAGCTGGCTGCGGAGAATGCGGGGCTGAAGGCTGGCATTGCAGAAGAAATTGAAGTTATCAATCGTGGCGGTCAGGCGTACTGCGTGAAGGACGGCATGTCCATAAACCCGATATATGCGCGCGGATGGAATGACCACCGGGCTAATTTGGCAGCGGAAAAAACCCCCGCCACCGATCGCATCGTAGCCGGGATTAAGGCTGATGGGGTGGCGTTGGTTAAGTCTGCATTTGAGATGCATATCCAGTCTGCATCCTGCTATCAGGATGAAATTGTTGGAATGGAATCAGCGATGAGCATTGCATGCCAAGTAGAGTCGCAGCTGCGCGAGGGGGCCGACAAATGAGCAAGACGCTTGATATTAGAGTTGGTGATCGGTTCGAAACAGTTTACCCATTCATTTTCGTATGCACTGACCATCAGCAATGGGACGGAAATGTATTCACCGGTGAAAGGTGGATTGGTGGTTGCCGAAAGACATTCGAGCCAGCTGATTGCGGTTATGGAGACCAGACCGTTTACACAGCTGATGCAGAAGGGAAAAGAATCCTTGAGGTTCTGTCTGTCGCTGAGATGCCTGGAAAGTGGCAGCGCCGGATTATCTACGCCTGCCACCTCATTGACCCTGAGGGGAAAGAGAGAAAAGGCAGGAAGGCCTATACGGTAACTGAGGACAGATTCATCAAAATGTCGTCAGGGTATTTTGCGGATTATGGAGTGGAGAACAGCGATGACTGATATCACCGAACTGGCGCAGCGTATGAAGGCTGCTGCAGAGAAAGCGACTCCGGGTCCATGGTATGTACATGACAAGCCATGTGAAGACGGCAACTACGGCATTGATACCAGCGATAAAGAATTTCTAGCTGAGGCTGTAGTTTGGTGGGGGTTTGCCCGCCAGAGCATTTGGCGTGAGGAAGACGCAAAATACATCGCCCTGGCTAACCCTGCCAACATCCTCGCGCTGGTAGAGGCGCTGGAGAAGGCGCAGACCAAAGCAGATGTATACGACATGCTTCGGGATGGCTACGGTTTACGCGAAAAAGGTGTTGGCCTTGCAGACTTAGTTGACTGGCAAGCTAAGCGCATCGCCGAGCTGGAGTCCCGCACCGTGAAGCTGCCAGACTTACGGCAGATTGTATCTGGGGACAGATATGTCTGGTCTGATGGTGTTTATAACTACAGCCAGGACGTAAAGGTAGCGCTGGCCGCCGCTGGCATCAAGGTGGAGATTGAGTGATGTGGGTGCTCATTATCTGGATGTTCGGCGGTTACGAAAACCCGACCATTACCACTCAAGAGTTTCAAACAGAATCCGCCTGTCGAGCTGCATTTGCCGAAGTGAAAAAGGTAAACAATGCCGACGTTTCTCTACGTGGCGTATGCACGCCTAAGGGTGACCAATGACCAAATCAACCATAACCAGAGAGCGCGCACAGCAAATTTTCCTGGGCAACGGACCAGAGCCGAGCGCATCAGAAGAACGAGAGCTGGCCCGCATGGCGCTGGCCGCAATGGACAGCGAGCCGGATTGTAATGAGCGAAAGCTTTTCTGTTCAACCGATACAGCGAGGATGAGGAAGGTAGTTTCTGCCTCAGACGGGTCCGGGACAACACCGCTCTATCACCGCGCCGCCATGCTCCAGGCTGGAACCCTCACCAATGAGGATACCAAACAAGCATGGACTGGCATCCCTGATATCGATAACGCCATCAACATGCTCGACCGCATCGATACACTGGAAAGTTGCGATGATGACCGTATTGAGGCTGTTAAGACCGTTTTGCGCGGACTGGCTGGCAACCCTCCGGTAATTCCGGATGGTTCAGCGGACATGCTTCGGCGCTGGCTGGCATTTGGCCGCGGTATGCAAAATGCAGGAAGTCAACTGCCACACAACCTGATTGCGGAAACTGAGTCCATGCTCGCAGCCGCCCCGCAGGAGGATATTAACGCATTGATTCCGTTAGTATCGCGGGATGAGCAGGAGGTGAAGTGATGGCGTACATCTTCCTGATTTTCGTCATCAGCAGCAATACATCGAATATGCAGGTGGTCCCCATGCAGAGTATGGAGCAGTGCAAAGCAGCCATTAAGGCGATGAAAGTTGCAGATGATAAGAGGTCCTGGGACGACGTTTCGCCGAGCGTAGATAATATTCAATGCGTAGAGGTAAAGGGTGCCTAAATCCCCCGCAGAACGCAAAGCTGCGCAGCGCGCGCGGCAGTCCGCCGCCGGTGAGCGTAAGCTTGAACTGGTGCTGGATGAGCAGGAGCAGGAAATGCTGGCGCGGAACTGCGCCGCCCGGCGCCCTGGTCGTGCGCCGTATGAAATGGCAGAGTACATCGCGCTGCTGATCCGTCAGGATGATGCCCGGGTGCGCGGCCGGATTAACGCCATCAGCAAACGGAGCTGCGGCAAGTGCGGCGATCAACTGCCGGTGGCATCCTGCCCTCACTCAGGGGAAGCCGCATGCTGGGTGATGTACGGCTGGCACGAAACAAAACTGCCGCTGTGACATGTCACGGGAGATTGACTAAATCCTCACACGATTATACTGTTTAAATATACAGTATTTTAGGGGTGAATATCATGGGTGGCAAAGACCGTAATTATACTGTCGTTTACCGCGGGGATTTTATCGACGCCGTACCTGATGGCCGATGGATGATGATCCAGCGTGGCAAGGAGTACGGCGGCGGCTACTGGTTTGGTCGAGCTTATGCCGACTGCTTCTGGCTTGAGTTTGAGCGGCCAATGCCTCTATCAAGCTGTGTTGAGTACGTCGTGCTATACGACCATGTCGCTGCCAGAGCTCATGAGTTTGAGGATGAATTTAAACTGGAATGACCGCGACCGCCGACTATGGCGGCTTTGTTTTGCGTGTTACTATTACCTAAAAGGTAATTATTTTCGGGGTGTTTACCATGCCAAAGGATCCGAAGCGCAAATCAACTCAGTACAAACCGTTGACGGTGATGCAGGAAGCCTACGCCCAGGAGTATGTGAAATGCCCTGAAAATCAGACGCAGGCGGCCATCAATGCGGGGTTCTCCCCAAAGTCTGCCCACGTCAAAGCCAGCACGATGATGCGTGATGAGCGTATCCAGAAACGAATCGCTGAGCTGATGGAGGAGCGCAATAAGCGCCTGCGCGTCAGCGCCGATTACGTGCTGCTGCGCCTGGTGGAAATCGACCAGATGGATGTGAGCGACATCCTCGACGATGAAGGCGGACTGAAGCCGATTAGCCAGTGGCCTAAAGTCTGGCGAACGTCGATCAGCGCAGTGGATATAAACCGCATCAGGATGGCGATGAAGGATGACGAGGAAGATATCGAGTCCACGCTGCAAAAAATCAAATGGCCCGACAAGGTGAAGAACCTCGAGCTCATCGGCAAGCACGTCGACGTGATGGCATTCAAAGAGCGCATGGAAGTTAACGTGAAAGTCACCATTGCCGACCGTATGGCCGCCGCTCGGCTCCGCCTGAAAGAGCACCAGGGTGGTGACCAGTGACAGGCGCCGCTTTATCCCCGGAAGAACAGCTGATCGACGATATCGCCAGCTTCACCCATGACCCGCTGGGCTATGTGCTGTATGCGTTTCCGTGGGGCGAGGATGGCACAGAACTGGCGCACGCCACTGGTCCGCGCCAGTGGCAGGCTGACGCATTCCGCGAAATAGGCGAGCACCTGCAGAATCCCGCGACACGTCACCAGCCGCTGATGATTTCCCGCGCATCCGGCCACGGCATCGGCAAATCTGCGTTCATCTCGATGCTGATTAACTGGGCCATGTCCACCTGTGAAGATTGCAAGGTGGTGGTGACCGCTAACACCGACAACCAGCTGCGCACGAAGACCTGGCCGGAAATCATCAAATGGTCGAACATGGCTATCACGAAAGAGTGGTTCACCTGCACCGCCACCGCGATGTACAGCAACGATCCTGGTCACGACAAACGCTGGCGCGCCGATGCTATTCCCTGGTCTGAGCATAACACCGAGGCGTTTGCTGGCCTGCACAACGAGCGTAAGCGCATCGTTGTGGTGTTCGACGAAGCATCTAACATCGCGGATCTGGTCTGGGAGGTTGCCGAGGGTGCGCTGACGGACGAAGACACCGAAATCATCTGGGTGGCGTTCGGTAACCCGACGCGCAACACCGGGCGATTTCGGGAATGCTTCCGCAAATACAAGCACCGCTGGAAGTGCGCGCAGATCGACAGCCGCACCGTAGAGGGCACCAACAAGCAGCAGTTGCAGAAGTGGGTGGACGACTACGGCGAGGACAGCGACTTTGTGAAGGTCCGCGTGCGCGGGATCTTCCCTGACGCATCAGAGCTGCAGTTTATCCCTACCGGCCTGACCGACGAGGCAATGAAGCGCGTTGTGACAGAAGCGCAGGTGGCGCATGCCCCGCGGATAATCGGCGTCGATCCGGCGTATTCCGGCGTCGATGACGCGGTGATTTATTTCCGTCAGGGGCTGCACAGCAAAGCGCTGTGGACCGGCAACAAGACCACCGACGATCTGATTATGGCGAAGCGTATCGCTGATTTTGAGGACCAGTACCAGGCTGACGCGGTGTTTATCGACTTCGGCTACGGCACCGGCCTGAAGTCCATTGGCGACGGCTGGGGCCGGACGTGGCAGCTTGTGCCGTTCGGCGGCGCATCAGCAGACCCGCAGATGCTGAATAAGCGCGGCGAGATGTTCAACGCCTGTAAGACGTGGCTCAAGCTCGGCGGAGCGCTGGACGACCAGGAGACGGCGGACGACCTGTCCGCGGCAGAGTACAAGGTGAGGGTGGACGGCAAGATCGTCATGGAGCCGAAGGAAGATATCAAAGAGCGTCTGGGGCGGTCGCCGGGCAAAGGCGATGCTCTGTTGCTGACGTTTGCCTACCCGGTGACGAAGCGTTCGGATTTCCCTGCTGCCGGCGGCAAGCAGCCTAACGTGATCAGCGTGTACGACCCGTGGGCGTAAAAAAGCCCGCGCGTAGGCGGGCTTATTGTGACATGTCACGACGTTACATTAACTCTTTCCAGTCAACCCATTTTCCCGTTCTGCGTTTAACTTCCTCTCGCTTAAGGAATAGCAGCTCTCGACAACGCTCGCATCCATCAAATTCATCGCTATTCTTCTTAAATGGTGCTCCGCGCCGATATGTGTAAATTCCGCAAACACATCTGACAACGTAACGCGCGCCTGATTTCCCGCCGCCTTGCTGTTCAGCCAGACCGATAACCGTAAGCCATCCACGCTTTCTTCCGATCATTGATTCAACCTCTCGGCGATGCTGAGGGTTTTTGATGTTGTAGGTTGGAAAAATAGGAAGTGGCAGATCGCTGTCGCCAGTTTGAATAACTTTATTTGGCGTCCAATCCACGCCCTTACCAACAACTCTCGCAGCAACCCGGTCAACCGGAAGGCGCTTCATGTCGAACAGGTCTTTACTCATTCTAATCACCTTAAAAAAATGCCCGGCGAACCGGGCGAAACAGGGATGATGGAAAGTGCCGTCCTTGGCTGGGTGTCACAGGGTTTACAGCATGAAGTCATCGCAATGGCGTCCTGCTGTAAAAAGGGCGGTGGTCAGAAAGGGAATAACTGCCACCGCCAAACTTGCTCTGGAACTACGGGTATCACGGTCCTGAGGCGTGATTCTGGTGCAGCATGCAGGATTCGAACCTGCGACCAACCGCTTAGAAGGCGGTTGCTCTATCCTACTGAGCTAATGCCACAACGAAGAGAGCACTGATTACCACAGTGGACCACCCGGCGAGGGAGGCGTTGCTTCCGCCAATGCTCTCATCGTTGCATCCTCGTCTCTTCCGAGGTGTCACACCGTACCGCCACGATGGTGAGTCGCTGTCGTGCATGCAGGGCATGGCTTGCACATTCCGGCTACCCGCTGGGCCATGTACCAAGGAGCCCCCGGACCGCTATCGACGCATGTGCCATACGCCGGATGCTTTCACACCTGGAAGCGCACTCCGCCATCTGAGTAACGACAAAGCCACCAATGGAAGGGAATGGGGTGCGCTTTCATGTTGTGTTTACCAAAAAGGTAATAATTTATCGGCAAAAGGTCAATACACTACGACAAATAAATCATATGTGGTTAAATTGGTAATAATTTAAACGCGTATGGAGTATCGATATGTGCATTGGCAGCAAGCCTTCAGTACCTGCGGCACCAGAAGTTCAGGCAGCTCCACAGGAACAGGATCAGGCTGTAGTCGATTCCCGCGATGAAGAAACCAGGCGCCGCCGGGCGGCCGCCGGGCGTAGCTCTACGCTGCTGACCGGGGCGCAGGGTGATACCTCCGCCGCAAATACCAGCGGCAAAACGCTGCTCGGTCAGTAACTGGAGCGCGGAAGATGGCAGCGGAAACCCTGAAAGAGCAACTGCAAAAGCAGCAGGCACAGCTCACTAATGATCGCTCATCGTTCGATCCGCACTGGCGCGAACTGAGCGACTTCATCAATCCGCGTGGCTCCCGCTTCCTGGTCACCGATGTAAACCGGGATGACCGCCGCAATACGAAAATTGTTGACCCTACCGCCACCCTGGCAGCGCGCACGCTATCGAGCGGCATGATGTCGGGGATCACTTCTCCTGCTCGCCCGTGGTTCAAGCTGGCAACGCCTGACCCTGACATGATGGACTACGGCCCAGTGAAGCTGTGGCTTGAAGTCGTTCAGCGCCGCATGAACGAAGTGTTCAACAAATCCAATATCTACCAGTCACTGCCTCTGCTTTACGCCAGCCTGGGGAATTACAGCACCGGCGCTATGGCTGTTCTGGAAGATGACAGCGACGTTATCCGCACGATGATGTTTCCGATCGGCAGTTACTACATGGCGAACTCTGCGCGCGGCAGCGTTGACACCTGTTTCCGCAAATTCTCCATGACGGTGCGCCAGCTGGTAATGGAGTTTGGCCTCAATAACGTCAGCGATTCAGTGAAGGGCATGTGGGATTCCGGCAACTACGAAAGTTGGATCGAAGTTATTCATGCCGTTTATCCGAACATCGACCGCGATACCGCCAAGCTCAACAGCAAAAATAAGCCGGTCAAATCGGTTTATTACGAGGTTGGAGGCGACAGCGATAAGTTGCTGCGTGAGTCTGGTTTCGATGAATTCCCGATTATGGCGCCGCGCTGGGAAGTGAACGGCGAGGACGTATACGGCTCATCCTGCCCGGGTATGATTGCCCTCGGCCAGGTTAAAGCTCTGCAACTGGAGCAGAAGCGCAAAAGCCAACTGATCGACAAGGCCACCAACCCGCCGATGGTTGGTCCGTCATCACTCCGCAACCAGCGCGTTTCCCTTTTGCCTGGCGATATCACCTATATCGATCAGGTCACCGGCCAGGAAGGATTTAAACCCGCCTATCTGGTTAACCCGAATACCGCCGACCTGCTCGCCGATATCCAGGATACCCGGCAGATCATCAACAGCGCCTACTTTGTCGACCTCTTCATGATGTTGCAGAACATCAATACCCGCTCGATGCCGGTTGAAGCAGTGATCGAGATGAAAGAAGAGAAGTTGCTGATGCTTGGGCCTGTTCTTGAGCGCCTGAACGACGAATGCCTGAACCCGCTTATCGATCGCACCTTCTCCATCATGGCGAGAAAAAACCTTCTCCCGCCGCCGCCGGACGTCCTGCAGGGTATGCCGCTGCGCATCGAGTACATCTCTGTGATGGCGCAGGCTCAGAAATCTATTGGGCTATCCAGCCTGTCATCCACCGTTGGCTTCATTGGCCAGCTGGCACATGCCAAGCCGGAAGCGCTGGACAAACTCAACGTGGATCAGGCCATCGATGCATTCGCGGAGATGTCCGGTGTCTCGCCGACAGTCATCGTTCCACAGGAACAGGTTGAGCAGGTTCGCGAGCAGCGCGCTCAGCAGCAGCAACAGCAGCAAATGGTGGCTATGGGCATGGCTGCCGCTCAGGGTGCCAAGACTCTCAGCGAAGCGCAGACGGCGGATCCAAGCGTGCTGACAGCTCTTTCTAACGCAGCAGGTGCTCCTGCAGGTGGCCAGCAATGACAGATTTTGATGATGACCAGTTGGCTGCTGAATCGGCACGCGAGAAGGAAATCCTTCAACAGCGTGACATTGAAGATATCCGTTTCGTCATGGGTAGCGAGCATGGCCGCCGGGTGATCTGGGGGGTACTGGAGCAGGGCAAGGTGTTTTCTGCCTGTTTTGCCGGTGATCCGCAAGTGACTGCTTTCAACGAGGGGCAGCGCAACCTGGCGCTGGCATTATTCCAGCGCGTTATGGCGCACTGCCCTGAACAGTATCTGAAGATGGCCGCAGAGGCTAATGGGGTAATCAAATGACTCAGATCCAAAAACAGCGCGTAGTCCGTTTCGATGGCAATAAGCAGATCGTTGAAGTTCCCGATCCGGCGCCGGCGGTAATTGGCGCGCCCACGACCACTGACTACGGCGGCGTAAAGCTCGGAGCCTCCATTGCCGCCGCTGCGGCAGCTACCGCAACCGCAGATACCGCATCCAGTGCAAGCGATGTGGCTGGTCTCCTTGTTGATCACAACGACCTGGTGACGAAGTACAACGCGCTTCTCAATGATGCCGCGGCTCTTCGTACCACGCTGAATGCTGTCCTTACGCAGCTGAAAGCCAAAACAATTCCTGTTTAAGGGGATGAGCAATGACTTTGTTTGAACGTTTGTTACACCGCCGTCTTTGCAATGAGCAGCCCGCTGATGGCGGCGCAGCACCGGCGGCATCTGAACCATCTGCACCAGGCACAGGTGCTTCCCCTCAGGGCGATCAGTCTGCACAACAGGATGGTGAAAACCCTTCCGTTGATGGTGAAGGCCAGCAAGAAAAGACTGAAAACCAGGACGGAGAGCAGCAAAAAACTGAGAAAGAGCAGAAGCAGGAAGGCGCGCCGGAGAAATACGAATTCCAGGCAGGTGAAGGCGTCGAGCTGGACGCTGAAGCACTGAAGGACTTCGAGCCGGTTGCCCGTGAACTGAACCTGACCAATGAGCAGGCGCAGAAGCTGGTGGATGCATACCCGAAAATTCTGGCCGGTGTGCAGCAGCGTCAGGCAGATGCATGGCAGGCGCAAACTGAAGAGTGGGCAGCAACTGTGAAGGCCGATAAAGAAATCGGTGGCGACAAGTTGACGGCCAACCTCGGCGTTGCTCAGCGCGCCCTGGACACCTTCGGCACTCCGGCGCTGAAAGAGTATCTGAACGGCACAGGGCTGGGCAATCACCCGGAGCTGGTGAAGGCGTTCGTCAAAGTAGGAAAGGCCATGTCAGAAGATGGCGTGGTGACAGGAAAAGAAAGCGGTCAGCGTAGTGCGGCCGAAGTGCTTTATGGCAAATAAGAGAGGATATAACCATGGCTGTTAAAGGCATTACTGCGCTGACGCTGGCAGACTGGGGTAAGCGCATCGACCCGAACGGGAAAGTCGATAAAATTATCGAACTCCTTTCCCAAACCAACCCGATCCTGCAGGACATGCTGATCGTTGAAGGCAACCTGCCGACCGGTCATCGTACGACCATTCGCTCTGGCCTGCCGTCGGCGACCTGGCGTCTGCTCAACTACGGCGTCCAGCCGAGCAAATCGACCACTGTGCAGGTTACCGATGGCATTGGCATGCTGGAAACCTATGCGGAGATTGATAAATCTCTGGCAGATCTGAACGGAAATACCGCTGAATTTCGGCTGTCAGAAGATCGCGCTTTCCTCGAGGCGATGAATCAGCAGATGGCTCAAACGCTTTTTTATGGCGACTCCAGCGTTAACCCGCAGCAGTTCATGGGCCTGTCTTCTCGCTACTCCGACCTGACGGCTACCAACGCGCAAAACATTATCGACGCCGGCGGTACTGGCACCGATAACACTTCAATCTGGCTCATTGTATGGGGCGAAAACACCGTTCACGGTATCTTCCCGAAAGGCCAGAAAGCAGGTCTGCAGATGGAAGATAAAGGCCAGCAGACTCTGAAAGATGCCAGCGGCGGCCAGTATGAAGGCTACCGCACCCACTATAAGTGGGATAACGGCCTGTGCCTGCGCGACTGGCGCTACGTTGTCCGCATCGCGAACATCGATATCAGCGACCTGTCCGATCCTGCTGCGGCAGCAAACATCGCCAAGCTCATGGTGAAAGCGCTGCATCGCATCCCTAACCGTGGCATGGGGCGCCCGGTGTTCTACATGAACCGCACTGTTGCCCAGGCTCTTGATCTGCAATCTCTGGAGAAATCCTCTCTGGCGATTAGCGTCAAAGAGACTGAAGGCGATTGGTGGACCAGTTTCCGCGGCGTTCCGATTCGCGAAACCGATGCGCTTCTGGAAACTGAAGCTCGCGTGGTTTAACCCCTGACTATAACCAGCGGCCCGGTAACGGGCTGCTAAATGGAGAAATGAAGATGATCCTCGACAAACTGTTGATGTTCTCCGAAGCGCAGGCGGTTACGGCTACTGCTGCTTCTACCGATGTGATTGACCTGGCGCCTGTCGACGGCACCCGCCGTGATATCGGCGTTGGTTATCCGCTGGAGTTCTGGGCTCTCGTTAACACCACGGCTACCGCTGCTGGCGCCGCTACCGTCAACGTGCAGTTGCAGACCAGTCCTGACAACAGCACCTGGACGACCATTTATGACAGCGGCCCCCTGGCTCTGGCAGCGCTTAAAGCTGGTAAGCGCGTTGTGTCGGCGAAGGTACCGGCGGGCGCTCAGCGCTATCTGCGTGTGAACTACTCCGTAGCCACCGGCCCGCTGACTGCTGGCGCGTTCACCTCCGGTATCAACCTGGACGTTGATGCGAATACCCTGTACCCGACCCGCTCTAAAGTGACCGGCTAAGGAGATATCGATGTCAGCTGAAAAAGCAAAATACCGCGTGCTGCGTCTGTCCCATATCCATAACAACCTCTGGCCGGAGGGTTCAGAGATTGAGTATGACGGGGTGCCTGGCTCGGCGCTGGAGCCGCTGAACGAAGCGGCGAAGGAAGCAAAGGCGAAGGCAACGCAAAAGGTTGTGGCTCCTGCTGTTGTTAAACCTGAGCCGCTGAACGAAGGCGGTGGTGGCGATGACGAGCTGGATAAGCTCCGCGAAGAGTACGAGTTGCTCTTTAACGAGAAGCCGCATCACAACACCAAAGCCGAAACGCTGCGCGAGAAGATCGACGAAAAGCGAAAAGATTTAGGCGTCTGAGCCTCAGAATAAACCAGGGGGCTTCGGCCCCTTTCTTGTAGGAGCGTTCTATGGAAATGGTCAATCTCAAAACCGGCACCGACAGCTACCAGGATGAAAGCGGCCAGACCAAAACCCGCGACGAATATCCGTGGGGGCTGTGCATCACGCTGAACAATGACACCCTGAACAAGCTGAAAGCGCAGCCACAGAATGTAGGCACTGAGGTGATGATCACCGCAAAAGCAGTGATTAAGGGTATTTCGGCGCGTGAAGGCGACGATGGCACTTTCCGCAGCGCGGATCTGCAAATCACCGATATGGCGCTGGCACCTGTTTCAGGTGAGGCACCGAAGACGGCGGCGCAGACGCTTTACGGTGAAGGGGGCGAGTAATGGCCTCTGTCATTGAGATCTGCAACCGGGCGCTGAGCAACATCGGTAATAACCGGAGCATCAACAGCCTGGAGGAAGCCAGCAAAGAAGCCGGGCAATGCTCCCTGTATTACGAGTCGATTCGTGATGCTGTCCTGGCCGATTTTGACTGGAATTTTGCGACCAAGAATATCGCGCTGGCTGACACCAATAACCCGCCGCAGGACTGGGATTATGCGTATACCTATCCCACTGACTGCCTCCGTATTATTGAGATCCCGCTGCCTGGCGTACGGTATCCGACGGCTGCTATGCGCGTGCAGTACGTGGTCGGCGCGGACAGCGCCGGCACGGTGCGCCTGATTTACACCGATCTGCCGCAGGCCTGGCTTCGGTATGTTGCCCGCATCACCGACGTGAACATGTTCGATTCCATCTTCCAGGAGGCTCTATCCTGGCGCCTGGCCGCGGCTATTAACATGGTTCTCACGGGTAATGCCGACCTTGGCAATAATGCCCTGAGCATGTATAGCCGGATCATCCTCAGCGCTGGCTCTCACAGCATGAACGAATCGCAGGAACCGCAAATGCCTGACGATCCGTTTACCGTAGCGAGGATGTGCTGATGGCTGTTAGCTGGATACAACCGAGCTTCTCAGGTGGAGAAATTGCTCCATCGCTCTATGGCCGCATCGATATGGCCAAGTACCAGGTGGCGCTGCGCAAGTGCGATAACTTTATCGTGCGGCAGTATGGCGGGGTAGAGAACCGCCCGGGCACGCAGTTCATCGCCGCGGCGAAATACCCGGATCGCAAATGCCGCCTTATCCCTTTCCAGTTTTCGACGGTGCAGACCTATGCGCTGGAGTTTGGCCACAATTACATGCGCGTCATCAAAGACGGCGGCCTGGTGCTGACCACCGGCAATGTAATCTACGAGCTGGCGACACCTTATACAGAAAATGATGTTTTCGGCCTGAAATTCACCCAAAGCGCCGATGTGATGACGATCGTGCACCCGTCCTATCCGCCTAAAGAATTGCGCCGGTATGCGCATGACAACTGGCAGATCGTCGATGTGCAGACAACTAACGGCCCGTTTGAAGATATCAATGTCGACGAGTCCAAAACTGTCTGGGCCAGCGCCACTACTGGCACAATCACTCTGACCTCGAGCTCTGCAATATTCGGCGCCGAGCAGGTCGGAAAGCTGTTCTACCTCGAGCAGCCAGCCGTTGACTCTGTACCAGTATGGGAAACCAGCAAGAGCACATCGATCGAGGATATCCGGCGCGCCGACAGCAACTACTATCGCGCCAATACCGAAGGAAAAACCGGGACGTTACGCCCATCACACACCGAAGGTATGGCGTGGGATGGCTGGGGCGGAACCGGCGATGATGATACAGGCGTGCAGTGGGAATACCTGCATAGTGGTTTTGGCATTGTGCGGATCACTGCCGTCGCCGGTGACGGCCTGACTGCAACCGCTGATGTGGTTTCTCGTATCCCTGAGAACGTTGTCGGGGCTGACAAGGCCAGCTACAAGTGGGCACGCTATGCGTGGAACAGCGTCAATGGCTATCCGGCGACGGTCGTCTACTACCAGCAGAGGCTGTACTTCGCTGCATCCCCTGCCTATCCGCAAACCATCTGGGCCAGCCGTACCGGTGACTATAAAGACTTCGGCAAGAGTAACCCGACGCAGGACGATGACAGGATCGTTTATACCTACGCTGGCCGGCAGGTTAACGAAATTCGCCACCTTATCGATGTTGGATCGCTGGTTGTTCTGACCTCCGGCGGTGAGTTTGTTGTGACCGGTGACCAGAATAAAGTGCTTACGCCTTCTGCATTCTCCCTGAGTTCTCAGGGCTCAAACGGCTGCAGCGATGTCCCACCTATCGCAGTTTCGAATATCGCGCTCTTTATCCAGGAGAAGGGCAGCGTCGTGCGGGATCTGGCCTACTCGTTTGATGTGGATGGATTCCAGGGCAACGACCTGACAATCCTTGCTAATCACCTTTTCCAGAAGCGCAGCATTGTCGACTGGGCGTTTTGTATTGTCCCGTTCTCCAGCGCGTTCTGCGTGCGTGATGATGGAAAATTGCTGGTGCTGACCTATCTGCGCGATCAGCAGGTTTTCGCCTGGTCTCCGCAATCCAGCGCCGGGAAATATGAGAGCACTTGCGGTATCAGTGAAGGCAGCGAGGATGCGATCTATTTCGTGGTTAACCGCACTATCAACGGCCAGACGAAACGCTATATCGAGAGGCTGGCAAGCCGCCAGTTCACCGATGACCTTGACGCTTTCTTTGTCGACAGCGGACTGACCTATGACGGACGCAACACCGGCAGCCGGGCGGCGACTATAACCGGTGGAAGCGGGGACTGGAGTTATCAGGTGCCGTATACCCTGACGATGAGCGGGGCCAGCTATTTTACCGCAGGAGACGTCGGCGCACAGATCCAGTTCCCCTACACAGGAACCGATCCTGAAGATGGTAGCGCCGTTGCCATGCAGCTGCGCTGCGACATTATTTCGGTTGAAAGCGGCAACTCGGTAACCGTCACAGCCAACCGGAATATTCCTCCTGCCCTGCGCAATACCGCCACCACTAACTGGTACATGGCCCGCCAGACATTCGCCGGACTCGATCACCTCGAAGGACAGACCGTGAATGTACTGTCTGACGCCAGCGTAGAGCCGCAGAAAGTCGTCACCGGCGGCGCCGTTACGCTGGAGAAACCCGGCGCCGTGGTCCACATCGGACTGCCGATTAACGCCCAGTTTGAAACCCTGGACATCAATATTAACGGGCAGGAGACGCTGCTCGATAAGAAACAGCTGATCAATACCGTGACACTAGTGGTCAACGCCAG